GCATAAATCATATTATACAAAATAGGTATTTTGTATAATTAGAATATATATACCATCTAATATCAGGGGTGGTGACCATCCACATATCATACTATCATAAAATGTGAATAGCAAAGGGGATTTTTGTAATCCGAATAGATGAGATATGAATGATGTTATAATTATGAGTATATTATGTATATTATAAATTGGATATTTATTGGATATATTGATAGTAATTAGTAATTGATAAATCGTTGCCGAAATCGGATTAAGTCCACCTGTATGTTGATATATACTGATATACAATTATTCATAATCAAGAACACGGAAAAGTTTATAACTCAAATAGTTACAAAACTGTAATACTTAGTTTA